TATATGAACAAAAGAATTTCTTACTTTAAAAGCTATGAAGAACAAAAAGCTAGTTTAAATCCACCATTTTCAAGTGTTTATTTGACTAGCAAAATGCTTCCACAACAAATTGTTTTTGAGGAAATATGGAAGAAGTCCTAGAGATTGAGTTGGAATATGCTCCTAGAGAGGTGTTCCTAGACTTCCATGATCGAGAGCAAAGGTGGGCAGTAGTAGTAGCTCATAGACGATGTGGCAAGACTGTATCTTGTATCAATGATGTTATTTATAGGGCATTGACCGAAAACAAGGAAAATGCTCGGTATGCCTACATAGCTCCTTACTATGGACAAGCCAAGACGATTGCTTGGGACTATCTACAAAGGTATGCTAAGCCTGTTACAGCCAAGGCTAATCAGTCTGAGCTATGGGTAGAACTGATTAATGGTGCAAGAATCAAGCTATTTGGTGCTGATAATCCTGATGCACTTCGAGGTTTATACCTAGATGGAGTCATCCTTGATGAGTATGCCGACATGAAGCCTTCTATTTGGGGAGCTGTAATTAGGCCACTATTGGCCGATAGGCAGGGCTGGGCTACTTTTATTGGGACTCCAAAAGGGCACAACAGTTTTTGGGAAATCTACAATCAAGCTACTAAATCTGATGCCTGGTATGTCAAAACCCTAAGAGCAAGCCAAACCAAGCTATTGCATGAGACTGAGCTTAGAGATGCTTTCCATGCCATGACTGAGGATCAATACTTACAAGAATTTGAATGTAGTTTCGAGGCTGCAATATTGGGAGCATATTATGGTAAAGAGATGAGAGTGCTTACTGACCAAGGCAGAATCACCAAGGTGGACTATGACCCAATGTTTCCTGTGCATACTGCATGGGACTTGGGCTACTCAGATGACACAGCTATATGGTGGTTTCAGGTAGTGCATGGGGAGATTAGACTATTGGAATACCATAGCTCTAATGGTCAGCAAGTTCACTACTATACAGGGCTGATTCAGTCTAAAAACTACCATTATGGGACACATTGGCTACCCCATGATGCAAGGGCAAAAACCTTGGCAAGTGGTGGAAAATCAGTAATTGAACAAATTTCTAACAAAATTCCGTTAGAATCTATTAAAATAGTGCCAAGTTTGTCACTTCAAGATGGAATTCAAGCTGCACGACTAGCCTTAAACCGATGCTGGTTCGATGCCGAGAAAACTGAAGATGGTATAGAGTGTTTAAGACAGTACCAAAGAGAATATGATGAAGATAAGAAAGTATTTAGGGATAAACCTAGACATGATTGGACTTCACATGGTGCTGATGCCTTCAGGATGCTTGCTATAGCTTGGAAAGAAGAAGAGAAACTGCCCTCGAAAGATGACTCGATTAGGGGTGTTACTGTTGGTAATAATGAAACCACTCTCGATGAGATGTGGAAAACAACCCCTAAACAATTTAGTGGAAGAATTTGAGAATGGCTGAATCTAAACATAGTTATGAAAAGTGGTATAAGATCATTGGGTCTTATGAGAAATCATTTAAACGATGGGAAGGTCGAGCCGACAAGATTCTCAAGCGATACCGAGATGATTCAAGGACTCAGAATAATCCTAATGCTCGGTTTAACATTCTTTATTCCAATGTTCAGACAGTAACCCCTGCTATTTTTGCTAGACTTCCTCGACCAGATGTAAGTCGTAGATTCCGAGATAATGACCCTGTAGGTCGAGTAGCATCCATGATGCTTGAAAGAGCTTTGGACTATGAGCTAGAGCACTATACAGACTACAAATCCTCAATGAGTGCTGCTGTATTTGACCGAATGATTGGTGGTCGAGGCACAGCATGGGTTCGTTATGAGCCACATATTGTTGCAGAACAGACTCCAACTTTGGGAATGCCTGAAGATGGTGTGCAAGTTACAGAAGATATTGATGAAGCCGATGAATCTCAGCATGGCTTAGAAGTTGAATCTCAAGAAAGAATTGAGTATGAATGTGCTCCTGTGGACTATGTTCATTGGAGAGACTTTGGCCATACAGTAGCAAGAACTTGGGAAGAAGTTACTGCTGTTTGGAGAAAAGTCTATATGAACCGAGATGCTCTTGTTGAGAGATTCGGTGAAGAATTAGGCTATCAGATTCCTTTGGATACAACTCCACAGGATTCTAAGACTTATGCCCATCAGCAAGACATGAACTCACAAGCCCTTATCTATGAGATTTGGGATAAAGAAACAGGCATGGCATTGTGGGTATCTAAGTCAATGGGCAAAATCCTTGATGAAAGAGATGACCCATTACAGTTAGAGAACTTTTGGCCATGTCCAAAGCCTTTGTATGCTAACTTAACTACAGAGAACCTTGAGCCAATCCCTGACTTTGTGATGTATCAAGACCAGGCTAAAGAGTTGGATACTTTGGCTGACAGGATTGATGGTCTTATCAATGCTCTTAAAGTTCGTGGTGTCTATGATGCTTCTGCACCTGAATTGGCTCGACTATTCTCAGAAGGTGAGAACAATAGCTTAATTCCTGTTAAGAATTGGATGGCTTTTGCTGAAAAGCAAGGCATGAAAGGTGCTATTGACCTAGTAGATATTGCTCCTATTGCACAAGCCTTGACCTATGCTTATCAAGCTATGGATCAGGTTAAGAGCCAAATCTATGAAATCATGGGTATTGCCGACATTCAAAGGGGTCAAACAGACCCTAATGAAACATTGGGTGCTCAGATTATCAAGAGCAACAATGCCTCTGGTCGATTAAAGAATATGCAACATTCAGTAGTGGATTTTGCTACTACATTGTTGTGCATCAAGGCTCAGATTATCTGCAACCACTTTACTGAGGAAACAATCCTCAAGATTTCAGGTGCAGACCAACTATCTGAACAAGACAAGATGCTTGTTCCACAGGCTCTTGAGCTATTAAAGAATGAATCAGCTAAGAACTTCAGAATCGAGGTTACATCTGATTCAATGATTTATCAGGATGAGCAACAGGAGAAACAGAACCGAGTTGAGTTCCTATCTGCTGTAAGTCAGTTTATGCAGACTGCCTTGCCTGTGGCTCAACAAGTGCCTGAATTAACTCCAATGCTTATGGAAATGCTCAAATTTGGTGTTACAGCATTTAAGGCTGGTAAACAAATGGAAGGTCTTATTGATGAGACTGCTGACAAGTTTAGAGAGCAAGCTAAAGCTATGGAAGGTCAGCCTAAACCACCTAGCCCTGAAGTTCAGAAGTTACAGATGCAAGCTCAGTTGGAAGCTCAGAAGATGCAGTTCCAATCTCAACTTGAGCAACAGAAGATGCAAGCTAACATCGAGATGGAAAGAGCTAAACAAGAGTATCAATCTCAAGAAACTCAGTTGAGAATGAACCTAGAAGCTCAAAGAAATGCACAGGATCGAGAGCAAGAAATGAAGGTTGCACAAATGAAGATGCTAACTGAGAGAAATACTCAGTTGATGTTAGCTCATATTAACAATGGAGCTAAGATTGAAGTGGCTCGAATCGGTGCAGATGAATCTAGTGGTGAACAAGCCTACCTTTCTGAGGAAGAGGCAGCTCGAGCTATGGAACATCCATTGCAACCATTAGCCGATGCAATTAGAGAAGGAAATCAGCAAATGGCATCCACAATGGGTGCATTAGTTGATACAATTAACTATCACCACAATAAGCCAAAAACAATAGTTCGAGGCCCTGATGGCAAAGTAATGGGAGTTCAATAAACATGGCATCAAACTTAAAATATTCCAATGGCACTAGAGATGCACAACAGCAAGGTCTAATCACTTATGCTGGTTCAGGTGCAATTATTCACATTTATGAAGGCACTCAGCCAACCGATGCAAATACAGCCATTTCAGGTCAAACTTTGCTAGTTTCTTTAACTGTTACAGGCTCATTTGGTACAGACTCCAATGGTACTATTACCTTAAGTTCTGTAGCTAATGGAACTGCTGTGGCTACAGGAACTGCTCAATTCTTCCGAATTACTAAGTCTGATAACTCAACTGTTGTTATGGATGGGTCAGTAGGCACAAGTGGTGCAGACATGAACCTAAACAATACAAGCATTGCTACTACTCAAGTTGTAAGCATTACTTCAGGCACAATCATTCGAGCAAACCAATAAGGTAAATCATGGCTCTAATTCTTAAAGATAGGGTCAAGGAAACCTCTACCACCACAGGTACAGGAACTCTGACCCTTGGCGGTGCAGTAACAGGCTATCAGTCCTTTGGCTCTGCTATTGGCAATACTAATACCACTTACTATGCCATCTATTTGGATGGTGGTAGTGAGTGGGAAGTTGGTCTAGGTACTGTAGGTTCAGGCACATTAGCTAGAACTACTGTCTATGCTTCTAGCAATGGTGGATCATTAGTTGATTTCTCGGCAGGTCAAAAGTCTGTTTGGGGTGATTACCCTGCTTTAAAAGCCATGTTTTTAGATGCCAATGGTGATGTTTCTGAAACTATTGGTAATATCACAGGCATTACAGGTCACATATCTACCCCTGATTACATTGAATTTGATACTAGTTATGCCACAACATTAGGTGCAGGTCAGCTTGGTTGGGATGGCAATAATACTCTTGGATTGGGTATGGCAGGTGGCAATGTCATCCAAAGAATTGGTGAAGATGCTTACATTTATGTAAAAGCTAGTTCTGCTATCACCAAAGGTCAGCTTTGTATGTTTACAGGTGCGGTTGGAGCAAGCTCAGTAGTAACTGCTGCTCCATCCACAGGTGTAACAAATGGTCAATATATCATTGGTTTGGCTGCTGAAAGCATTGCATTAAATGGATTTGGACTAATTCAAGTGCTTGGTAGCTTAAAAGGTTTTGACACTTCTGCTTTTGCTGATGGTGACATTCTTTATTATGACTCTGCTGTAACTGGTGGATTAACTAAGACTTACCCTACAAGTGGCCCTATTGTCACAGTATGTGCGGTAACCAATGCTGGTAGTGGTGGGTCAGGCTCAGTTCAAATTCGAGTATCTGTAACTCAAAGAATTACTGCTGGAACAGGTATTTCTGTATCACAGAATGGCACAGGAACAAGTGTTACCAATACTGCTCCTGACCAAACAGTAGCAATTAGCTCTGGTACAGGCATTTCTGTAACAGGAACTTATCCTAACTTTACAGTTACAAATACTGCTCCATCATCAGGTGGCACAGTAACTTCTGTAAGTGGAACTGCTCCTATTGCATCTAGTGGTGGCAATACCCCAACTATTAGCATTAGCCAAGCAAGTGGCACTACTGATGGTTACTTGTCTAGCACCGATTGGACTACATTTAATAACAAGCAACCTAGTGGCACTTATGTAACATCTGTGGGTGCTACAAGCCCTGTAACAAGCTCTGGTGGCACAACCCCTACTATTGCTATTCCACAAGCTACAGGCTCTGTAAGTGGCTATTTAAGCTCTACAGATTGGACTACTTTTAATAGCAAAGCTAGTGCATTTACATATACAAGCACTTATGTGCCATTTGGTCAGGGAACAACAACTCCTAACCAATCATCAAACTTTACTTATGATGCAAACAATACATTGAATGCACCTCAAGTAAATGCCTCTAATGGTATTGTGGTCAATAGTGCAACAATAGCAACTACTTATTCAATTCCTAGTGGCTCAAATGCTATGAGTGCAGGGCCAATATCTATTGCTAGTGGTGTAACAGTTACTGTCCCATCTGGCAATGCTTGGGTAATCGTATAAGATGCTAGGCTTTAATCCCTTATCGGATAGCCCAATATCGGACATAAGTCTGCCTGTCATTACAGGTACGATTTATGCCACCGATTCAAATGATACTGCCGACCTAACTGCACAATTAGCAGTTTCAGGCTCTATCTCTACTACCGATGGGAATGACTTTGCAGTAATTAGTGGTGAGGATCGAGTAGATGGCTATATCCTTGCCACAGATGGTCAAGATACAGCTCAATTTGTAGCTTTGGTAACTGTTTCAGGAGTTATTGATACTACTGATGGAACAGATACTGCTGACTTTGAAGCTCAAGCTTTGGCATCAGGAACTATTGATACTACAGATTCTGATGATACTGCTGACATTGTTGGTGAGACTACTCCAATTCCACCAACTCCATCAAACATTGATACTCATGATGGATTCACTAGAGAAGAAATTAAGAGAGCCAAAGCCTTAGACAAGAAGATAGCTAAGTTAGAGGCTAAGAAGAGACAAGCAATTCTTGACAAGAGATTAGCTCGTAAACAAGCTATTAGAGACTTAGTTTCACCACCTGTTGTAAAAGAACAACAACCTGAAGTAGAATTGAAATCGGAAGTTCAAGTCGGTAAACCGCTGATTGATCTTAAGAAAGTCAATGCCAACCTTATCCGACTTGAGCAACAGAAAAAACAGTTGCTCCGAGCTGTAGAACTAAAGGGTCAGATTGCACAAGCACAGATGCAATTGGCTATCCTAAAAGCACAGCAAGAGGCAGAACAGGATGAGGAAGATTCAATATTAGCTCTCTTACTTTAAACCCACATACTGAGTATAAGAA